GACTGGCCTCGACGATCTCGAAGCGCAGCTCGCTGCGTTCACGCCAAGCGGATACGCGCTCGACGGCTCGCCGGACTCTGCGGATGCTTTCGTCTGGGCAGCGACCGAACTGACAACCGATCGAGGGGCGCAGGTCTTTCTATGAGTATGCTCGACAAGATCCTGCGACGTGGCGCGCAAGTGCCGGTGCCGAACACGAGCCAGAAGTTCTCGCTCGCTCGTATTCTGAATCAGAACGCTTACGACACCGACCCGATCAAGACCGACGAAGACGCGCTCAAGGCGTATTCCGGTTGGGTGTATGCCTGCGTCTCGACCATCTCGCAAGACGTTCGCTCGTCGGATTGGAACGTCTGGGAAAAGTCTGGCGGATCGCGCGACGACTGGAAGCCGCTTGACTCTGCTCGCCTGCCTCCGGTGCTGATGCGACCGACCGCAGCGACGACCTGGGGTGATCTGATTGAGCTGACGCAGGTGCATCTCGATCTCGCCGGTCGCGCCTTCTGGCATCTCATCACGGACGGCAGCGCAGGCGGTCGCGTCGTCGGTATTCAAAACCTGAACCCGGATTGGATTGACAAGGCGGTCTACAACCCTGCACGCACGCAAGTCATCGGCTGGGAGCTTGCTGCGACCGGAGCGACGCGCGAGATCCTACCGGCCGAAGATGTCGTGATGTTCCGCTATCCCGATCCGATCAACCCGACCGGCGGCATCTCGCCGATCCGCGCGGTGGCGATGTCGGCCGACATGGACACCTACGCGCGCGCGTATGCTGCGAGCCATCTCCGCAATCACGCGCAGCCGACCGGCATCCTGACGACCGAAAACGAGCTGACGCGCGAGCAGGCATCGCTTCTGGCCGACTCGTGGCAGGAGTCGCACGCGGGTCGCAACCGCATTCAGGTGCTCGGCAAAGGCGCGCAGTATCAGACAATCTCGGCGCACCTCAAAGACCTAGAGTTCCTGAACCTTGCGCGCGTCAGCCGCGATCAGATTCTCGCCGCGTACCACATGCCTGCCTCGAAGCTGGGTCTGGTCGAAGACGCCAGCCGCGCGAACGGCGAGGAAGCCGATCGAGTCTACTCGTCGCTATGTCTTGGTCCGCGACTGCGCCGCTATCACGAGCCGATCACGATGCGCGTGTTGCCTCGCATCGGTCTGGACCCTGCGCGGTATGCCTTCGAGTTCGATTCGGTCGAGGTCGCCGACAAGACCTTCGACCGAGACTCCGCGCAGGCTGCGTTTCAGGCTGGCGCGATCACGCTCGACGAGTACCGCGAGCGGATCGGCTTTGCGCCGGAAGCGAACGGCAACGGCGCTGTGTACTTCGTGCCTGCTGGCTCCACGGTCGTCGCGACGCCGGAAGACGCGCCGTCTCCGATTGCAATGCCGGTCGAGCCGATTCGTAGCCTCGATGTGCACGTCGAGACGCGCGAGCATGACGATCTCGATGCAATCTCGGACAAACTCGATTCGATCGTGGCCGAGCAAATCGACGACATCAAAGACCGCGAGCTCGCCGATCCCAGCGAAGAGCGAATGCAGATCGCGGCGCTGCGGTTCATCAACCGTCAAGGCGAAGCCGAACGCCGGATGCAAGGTCGCCTGCGCGCGATCTTCAGCCGGATGCAGAAAGCCGTCATCCAAGGCGTCAAGGAAGGCAAGCGGTCTGCGCCGGTCTATCGCGCTGCGCTTGCCGACCTGGCAGTCATCCTCGACTCGTTCAACGACGAGATCTCAGCCGTGCTTCAGGACGAAGCAGAACGCAGCTTTGGCGAAGGCTTCGAGGACTTCAGCGCCGACATCGCTTCAGCCGTCTCGCCGGAACTGCTGATCGACTTCGCGCTGATCTCGGGGGAAGTAACCGGCTGGGCAGCGACCGAGGCAGCGACAAAGATCACGACGATCTCGGAGACGCTGCACAACGAAGTGCGCGACATCCTCCAGCTCTCGCTTGAGGAAGGCGATTCGATCGACGGTCTGACGGCTCGACTCGGCAAGTTCTTCGACGACAGCAAAGGCTTCAAAGCCGAAACGATCGCACGCACCGAGACGGCCAACGCTTACAACTTCGGCAAATACACGAACGCCGAAGCCTTCGATCAAGCCAACCCGACGCTGCGGGTGACGAAGACCTGGACGCCGACGCAGGACAATCGCACGCGCGAAGCGCATCGGCCTGGCGCGATCGAGAACGTGCAAGGCGAAAAGAAGCGCACGGTGCTGCGCGAAGAGCCGTTCGTAGTTGGCGGCGAGCGCATGATGAGACCGCTGGACCCGGCAGGCAGCGCAGGCAACGTGATCCGATGTCGATGCGTGATGACGTTCGACGTGAAAGGGGAGTGACCGTGGAGACGATCAACACGCGCGCAAGCGCAATCGAACAGACTGACGGCACGACCTGGTTCCGCGCCAGCACGAACGATGTCGATCGGCACGGCACGATCGTCGAGCCTCGCGGCATCGACACGACCAACTTCAGAACCAACCCGGTCTTTATGTGGGGTCACGATGCCTACGGCAGCGGTGGCGGTCCGCCGGAACTTGCGAACGTGCTCGGTCGCGTCGTCAACTATCGGCAGGACGCCAGCGCCTTCGACATCGAAGTTGAGTGGGCAGACCACGACCGCGCTGTCATGGCGCGCGATCTCGTCCGCGCTGGCTTTTTGTCTGCCGTCTCGGTCGGCTTCATTCCCGACGCCGACTCGATGACGACGCGCTCGATCGAAGGCGCAGAGATCCCGGTCTACAACCGCACCGAGCTGGTCGAGGTCAGTCTCGTGCCGGTGCCGTCAAATCCCAACGCGATCGCTTTGGCGCGGTCGCTCAAACTGCCTGTTTTCTCGCAAGCCTCTCCGCCGGACGGCGCAGATTTCGAGGCGCTGCGTGATGCGACACGGAACATGCTGGCGGTCGAAACCCTCCGGCGTTCCATTCGATAGAGGAGTCCAACAACATGGACATCAACGACGCGATCAAGGAACTGCGCGATGACATTCGCGCGCACAACGAAGAGGCGATCCAGCCGATCAAGGAACGGCTCGCCAGCCTCGAAGAGCGCGGCACCTCGCCGAGCGACGAGAAGGTCACCGACCTCGAGCAGCGGCTCGCCGAGCAGACCGAGCGACTGACCGAGATGCAGGAGCAGGTCCGGCTCGTGCAGACGAACGGCGGTCTTGTGCAGCCGAAGGTCGAAAAGAAGAGCAACCCGTTCGAGGGAATGTTCTTCCGCGACATCAACGCGGTGCGTGCCGAGCTTCTGCACGGCGAGTCTCGTGCGATTGCTCTTTCGGACATCGCTTCGGCTGGCAAGCTGACCGATGAGACGGCTTCGGCGTTTCTCGACTACGTTGTCGGCGACCAGCCGACGCTGAGCGTGATCGAGCGGCGCACGATGAACTCGCCGACGGCTCGTCTCGACCGCATCGGCGTCGGGACTCGACAGCTTGTCAAGCCGACGAACGACACGACGGTCGTGTCGGACACCGACGCGATCAGCTTCTCGGCTCGATCGCTCTCGGTCGTCGAAGCTGTTTGGGGTGAGAACCTGACTTGGTCGTTCCTTGAGGACAACATCGCCGGAGGCAATGCCGAGCAGCAGATCGCTGCCGTCGTGTCGAAGGCGATCGGCGAGGAACTGAACGATCTCGCTTGGAACGGTGACGAAGACAGCGCAACGGCGTGGATTGCGATCAACAACGGTTTCGAGGATCTGATGGCTGCCGATGCTGCTGTGATCAACGTCGATCAGGCTGGAAACGCCCTTGTGCTCGACGCTTTGCGTGCGCTCTACGACGGGATGCCGTCGCAGTATCGAACGATTGGAGATCAGCGGATCTTCTGTTCGCCTGCGTTCGCAACTCATTACATGGACAAGCTGGGAGATCGCGCGACGGCTCTCGGTGATGCCACTCTCGCTGGCGGATCTCGCGGTCTGTCCTACTTCGGTGTGCCGATCACGGCTGATCGACACATCGACGCGGACAAGATCTACATGACTCCGGCCAGCAATCTCGTCGTCGGCTTCCACCGCGACGTGACGCAGGAGATGGAGTGGCGTCCGCGCAATCGGCACGTCGAACTGACGTTCTCGGTGCGATTCGACTTCCAGTACAAGTTTGGCGGCGTGATCTCTCGCGGCTATCAGCTTCCGGCTGGCCTGGAGTAGTCGATGGCTGAGTTGACGACAAACTGCGACTGTGCCTGGAATCCGTGTCCTTGTGATGCGAACCGCACCGCCTTGTCGTCAGATCATCCCGGCTTCGGTAGTTTCCCTCCAGTTCCTACCGAAGCCGGGGTGATCCTCGGCGATTCGATCAACGTGCGAACGGCAGTTCTGCAACGGCATGAGGTGAAGACGCGATGAGCTTGGTCACGACCGCAGAGCTGGCGACGCACATGCGTCTCGCGACAGCACCGACCGGAGCGCAGGCGCTGATCGACACCGCTGAAGATGTGATCGCCGCCTTTCTCGACATCACGCCGCCTGGGTCTGGCCGCCATCCTCTCTACGAACACACCGTCTACGAGCGCATCGTGCCGCAAATCGACCGGACGACGCTTGAAGTCAGCCACGGCTTCGTGACGAACGTGCAGACGATCTACACAGTCAGCGGCACCACGTTCAATCCGATCGGCGTCGAGCCGTTCTCAAATGGCTGGGCAATCATGGCGCGCACCGAAAGCGGTGCCGTCTACGAGTTTCAGCGCGGCGTCGAGTACGTTGTTGAATACCGAACCGGATGGTCAACCGGAACCGGCGCGCATGTTTACGACTTCAACACCGACACGCCTGACACGCCTGGGAGCATGAACTTCCAAGGCTGGACCGTCGAGGATGCGGACGAGGTTGCCTATTCAAATCTCTCGATCGGCGGATCGACTCGAATGCGATGGACGCAGACCCAACGAAACGAGTGGCTTCATTCGCCTGTTCACGGTACGCAGGGATCGGCTCATCCGTTCATCGCGATGCGCTTTGGACTCGTAAACACGCCGACGCTGACTCACTGGGAGATCGTCGTTCAATGGCTGGTGAGCTCCGGTCTGGACAACTTTACCGAAGAGCGTTCAATGCGTTTCAATCCTCCGCATCGAGTTGTCGCAAGCGCAGGCGACCCGATGATCGTGGCGCAGTTTGACATGACCGCCGACGTCGAAGGAAAGCCGTTCGAGGAGATCCAAGGCATCTCGCAACAAATTCAACCGAGACGCCGTTGGATTGATGACAACGTCCACGAGTTCCGCATTCAACTTCGGTCTGCAATCGACGACAGCGTTAGCCTCGCCGGCCACACGCTGCCGGTGATTGACATCGACTGGATCACGGTCGGCGATGGAAACGTGCGCGCACCGCAGACGGTCAAGCGCGCGATACTGCTGACTGCTGCGTCAATCTCGGAGTCGTCGCCTGGCATCGTAGCGCAGCGCATCGGCGACTATTCGGTGCAGTTCGACGCAAGCGAGGCGACCGAGCTCGTGCCTGCGAGCGCGCGACGTCAGCTTCAGAAGTACCGGAGGCCGAGCTGGTGAGCGGTATCTTGTCGCTGCTGAATACGACCGTCACGGTCAAGCGACCTGTTGCCGATTACGACGACATGGGTGGCGTGCAATATACGCTGTCCACTATCTCGTCTGATACGCTGGCGCGCATCTCGCCTGCCAACGCGACCGAGATCAAGAACGGTCCGATCGAGTACGCGGAAGCGACGACGATGATCTACACCGCTGCCAACATCAGCGTGCAGCGCGGCGATACGATCGAGCACGGATCGCGCACTTACGAAGTGCTGGGCGTTCGCACGCCGAGCGTGCCGAATCATCACCTAGCTTCGATCTGCAAGGAGAAGCAGATTGGCGCGTGAGACGAAGGTCACGATGGAGTGGGACGGCGACCGAGTAGTGCTTGAAGCGATGCACCAGATGTCGATCAATGCCGATCGCGTCGGCTTCATGCTGCACGGCGCTGTGGTTCGCTCACTCTCGAAAGGCCAGCCGACCAAGCGAGTCGGAGAACGTCTCGTTGGATTGAACCCGTCAAAGCCTGGCGAGCCTCCGCGCTCGCTGAACGGTCTTTTGCGAAACTCGATTGCATATCGGAAAGAAATCCAATCCCGCGCGATCGAGGTCTACATTGGCGCGAATACCAAATACGCGAGGCGTCTTGAGTTTGGCGATCCGATCGGTCCGCTGCGCACTCGGTCACGAATCGCGGCGCGTCCGTACCTAAGACCTGCGCTCGAAAAGAACCGAGACAAAGCAATCAAGCGGCTCGTCAAAGGCGTGTTCCCGAAGAAAGCGCGAGGTCGTCGATGATTGATCTGACTCGCTCGCTGATCGGATACCTCAAAGCCGACACGGTGCTCACGGCAAAACTAGGCACGTTCCGTGGCGGTCCCGCGATCTTCGGCGTGCTGCCGGTGCCGGAGCAGACCGGCTCGCCTTTCATCGTCACGCAGTCGATCACCGACGAGACGCTTGGCACCAAAGGTCGCGTCGTTCGAGAGATTCAGCAGGACATCGCGATC